GCCATTATTAAATCATATTAATCATCTTAGAAATTCGGATTTAAAAGATACTAAAGAAATGGGAATGAGGTATGTCGGAGAAATACCTCTAATATTAGCCGAGCAATGGGCATTAGAATGTGGCGCAAGATTAGGCTCACCAGAGCATATGGAATACTGCGCTAAAAAATTAAAAGACCCAGATTTTAAAAAATTATTAGTTAAGGGATTTTGATGGCTTTAGATAGTTACGCAAATTTAAAAACTAGTATAGCAGACTGGCTTAATAGATCAGACTTAACGGCTACCATTCCAGATTTTATAACTTTAGCAGAGGCTCAGTTAAATCGCGAGTTAAGGCACTATAAGATGATTGGCAAAAGCACCGCAATCATTGAAACCCAATATTCTGCGACTCCTCCAGATTGGTTGCAGACTGTTAGGTTTCATTTAAATAACGCATCTTTAACATTATTAAAGCAAACATCTCCGGAAGAGATTGCTAAATACAGAGATGATAATGATAACGCAACCGGTGTACCGGAATATTATTCACACGTAGGTGATTTAATAGAAGTACATCCAACTCCCAATTCAAATTTTACCGGAGAAATTTTGTACTATCAACGTATTCCGGCTCTTAGTGATGCTAATACAAGTAATTGGTTATTAGCTATGTCCCCAGACGCATACTTATATGGGTCTTTATTACAAGCCTCGCCTTATATCGGAGAGGATGAAAGATTAGCAGTTTGGGGGTCTGCTTATCAAAATTCAATAAACGCAATTCGAGGAGAGTCAGATTCTACAAGGCACTCCGCGAGTAATTTACAACTTAGAATAAGGAGTTTTTAGAAGATGAGCGACGCCCTCACAGACCTTTTTGAGACATCTACCCTTCAATATTTGTTTACTACCGGAACACCAAGTCCGGCAAGACCGACTTCATGGTATGTCGGATTATTCGCGAGTGGGAATGCGCCAACAGATAGCGCAAGCGGTACGGAAATATCCGGAAGTAACTACTCGAGAGTCTCGGCTACATTTAGTGTTTCTGGCAATCAAGCCTCAAACACGGCGACATTAACATTTCCGACTGCATCTGGTTCATGGGGTTCTGTGACGACGGCGGGCATTTTTGACGCATCCACCTCGGGAAATTTAATCGCATATGCTAATTTATCAAATGCCAAGACAATACAGAATACAGATATTTTACAGATATCATCGGGAACACTGACAGTGACTCTAACATAGGTTAAACAATGGGGTTTAATGTAAAAGACCGAGTAAACCAACCCTCTACCACAACCGGCACTACTAATATGGTTGTATCCGGTACAAGCGCAGGCTTTCAAACATTTGCGAGTGCTTTAACAGACGGCGATACAACAACATATGCTATTACAGATGAAAATGGTAATTGGGAAACCGGTTTAGGAACTTGGACATCGGGTAATAGTACATTAACGAGGACAACAGTTTATGAATCCTCAAATAGTAATAATGCGGTTAATTTTGGGTCTGGGACTAAATCAGTATTTATAACAAGTCCCGCAAGTAGATCGGTGGTAGCCGACCAAAATGGAAAAACTACTTTTGTTGATAATATCGAAGTAACCGGAATAAATGTTTATAAATCTAGCGATCCGGCAATCACTTTAAGAAATACTACTGCGCCATCATCTACAATTGTTCAAGTTCAAGGTGACGCATCTGGCACGCTTTGGCTACTTGCAGACGGAATGAATCAAGCCAATAATTCTAGAGTAATTCTAGCCGTTGATGGTTTAGAAAAATTAAGAATTAATGGTGGTGGTTCTGGAAATGGAGCATGGGGTCTAGGTGGCACAAACTACGGAACATCTGGACAAGTCATAACAAGTAATGGCTCAACCTCTGCACCGACTTGGCAAACTCCAACAGTAGATTTAAGTGCTTATTCAACTACTACATCGATATCTAATACATACGCGCCTCTTGGCTCTCCGAGTTTAACCGGCAACCCAACTACACCAACTCAGACTGCCGGTAATAGCACAACACGGATAGCGAGTACGGAATTTGTATCAACGGCGATTAGCAACCTTGTTGACTCGTCTCCATCAACTTTAAATACATTAAATGAATTAGCATCTGCACTAGGTGATGATGCAAACTTCTCAACTACAGTAACTAATTCAATAGCAACCAAGTTACCATTAGCCGGCGGTACGATGACCGGTGATTTGGATATGGGTAGCAACGACATTACGACAACCGGCAAAATGTTATATGCGAATATGTACGCAAATAGCACTTCATACCCAAATGCAAGTACATATCATGGTTGTTTCATTCACGATCACTCGTTAGGCGCAGGATTATTTTCTCATAATGGTAGTTGGGTTAGATTAGCCAATCATAGCGATTTAAGTAATTATTTAACAACATCTTCCGCGTCTAGTACCTATCTAACGCAGTCTAATGCATCATCAACTTATTTAACGCAGTCTAATGCATCATCAACTTACTTAACTCAATCCAATGCATCTAGCACCTATTTAACTCAATCTAGCGCAACCTCTACATATATGCCTAAAACTGGCGGTACATTTACTGGGGATTTGCTAATTGGTACTACTACATCTGGATTAGCTAATAATGGAGATCAATTAACTGTTTCTGATAGTGGAAATACTGGAATTACAATACGCTCAACTAACTCCGGACAAAACAATATTTACTTTTCTGATGGTACATCTGGATCTGAACAGTACATTGGATATTTAACTTATCAACATGATGTAAATGCTTTACGTTTTGGCACTAATGATGGAGAAAGATTACGCATAGGGTCAGCCGGTCAAATTGGATTGTCTGGAACGAATTATGGCACAAGTGGTCAAGTATTAACATCTAATGGTTCTAGTTCCGCACCTACTTGGCAAACTGCTAGTGGTGGTTCAAGTGGAATGCCGACTAGCGGTGGCACTTTTACCGGAAATGTAACATTTAATAATTCAGCAAATGTCCATGTAGACTCAATGTTTACATTTGATGGCGCGAATAACTACGGCATAGATTTTCAATTAAACGGAAATAATAGTAATCTTGTTTGGTATTCAGCCGGTAATATTTTAAAGGCAGATGATAATACGACAATTGCTTTAGGAACTGGCAACGATTTCTATATGTACCATGCGAGCAATGAGACAATCTTTAAGATTCAGCAAGGCACTAATCCTATAGTTTTTAAGAATAATTCTAACTCTGAATTACTTAAAGTAGCCTCGACTGGTGCTATTACTTTTGCTAACGCATTTACATTACCTGCCTCGGATGGTGTGGCTAATCAAGTTTTACAGACCAACGGAAGTGGAACTGTTTCATGGGCAACTGTTTCTGGCGGTGGCGGTTCAACCGGCGATATAAGTTTCAGCGGTAGTACGATAACATCTAGTGGCTCGACAGTTACTATTGATGATGAATTAGATATTAATGCTAAATTGTCTGCAACTACCTCATCTGCGACTGGTGGCACAACAACGGCAAATGTTGCAGAATTTAAAAAGAATGGTCAATCAGTAGGTTTAAATGTTGCGGTTTATTCAGATAACAATGGACATTCTCAAGGCATAATAAGTAACCTTGATGAAAATAGTAGCGGTGGAGTAACTTTACAAGATACTAATTATAACGGATTAGGTTATTTCCAAGATACTAGGACAACAACCAATAATCATGCATTTTCAAGTTATGATGGGTCTACCTATAGAACCATTTTAACTTTAGCCGGTGATAGCACAATGAATGCTAACTTTGGTGGAAAAGTTGGTATTACACAGGCTAATCCTTCTGATAAATTAGAAATTCAAGGTAGTGGTTCTGATGGAATAAGACTATCTGTTAGCGGTCAATCTTATTACCACAAAATTAGATCAAATGGTGATGGCTTATTATTATCAGCAGATGATAGCGATTCTGGTGGAGCAGGAGCAGACATACGATTTCATGTTGGAAATAGTGAAAAAGTTAGAATTTCACATGATGGAGCAATCGGAATCGGTGGAACGAATTACGGCTCTAGCGGACAAGTATTAACATCAAATGGTAGTGGCTCAGCACCATCTTGGCAGACAGTTTCTGGCGGAGGTGGTGGTGGAAGTGGAATATCAGTTTCAGACGCAACGGCTTTAGCTTTTCAATGTGGATAGGATAAAATATGGCGAATACATTTAAGAATAAAGGACTTGCGAGTATAGGAACAAGTTTTACGACTGCTTATACTTGTCCATCAAGTACAACATCAACAATTATTGGACTGACAATAGCTAATATTTCATCAAGCTCTAGCATAACAGTTGGGGTGAGAGTCTATGATAGTTCTGCCGGTGCATATTATACAATCGTTAATTATGCACCAATTTTAGTTGGTGGTAGTTTAGTAGTTGTCGGTGGAGATCAAAAGATAGTTTTAGAGGCATCTGACACTATACAAATTTATTCAAGTTCAAATGGAAATGCAGACGCATTTATAAGTTATTTGGAGCAAACATAATGGGTA